TGATCGGCTATTGCGTCAAACAGGCGGCAGGAACGGCGGGGATTCTCTACATCAAGGTCGACAATGGTCAGGAGCTGAATGAGCTCCATGATGTGCTGATCACCAGCCCCGCCACTGGGCAGGTGCTGCGCCGTGCAGCGAGCGGTCTGTGGGTCAATCAGGCCCTGGCGGCCGGTGATGTCGGAGCTGATGCCAGCGGCACAGCTGCAGCAGCCATCGCCGCTCACCTGGCTGCAGCAGATCCGCACCCCACCTATCTAACCCAGGCCGAGGCAGGCGCTCTCTATGCGCCTCTGGCGTCGGCGCACGACCCCGTGAGCCTGGGCGCCACCGTTGCCGACGTGCTCGGGCTGACGGGGCAACAGCTGACGGCGGATGACCCAGGGGCTGGAGCTGACCGGCTGCTGTTCTGGGACCACTCAGCCGGTCGGCTGCGTCACCTGACGATCGGCGCCAACCTGCAGATCACCGATACCACGCTCGACGCGATCGGCGGCGGTGGGGGAGGAGGCTATCCGCTGTTCTCCGCCCCGACCGGGTTCTCCGTCACCGGCAGCGGCACCGGCAGCATCACCCTGTCGTTCGCCACCGGCTACAGCCTGCCCACCACTGCTAGCCAGACCAACTGGGACGCGGCCTACTCCGAGCGGCTGCAGTGGGATGGCGGCGCCACGGGGCTCAACGCTGCGACCGCACGCACCAGCCTCGGGCTGGGCACACTGGCGACGCAGAGCGGAACGTTCTCCGGCACCAGCTCCGGCACCAACACGGGCGATCAGACCATCACCCTGACCGGCGATGTGACCGGTAGCGGCACCGGGTCGTTCGCCGCGACCCTGGCCACTACGGCTGTCGTCGCTGGCAGCTACGGCAGCGCTACTCAGGTTGGGACGTTCTCCGTTGACGCCAAGGGCAGGCTCACGGCAGCCGGCAACGTCACGATCAGCATCGCTGCAGCCAGCATCAGCGACTCCACAGCCACCGGTCGGGCGGTGATCACTGCGGCCAACCAATCCGCAGCTCGCACGGCCATAGGCGCCGGCACCGTGAACAGCGTTGGCCTGAGCCTGCCGTCGCTGTTCGCGGTCACCAACAGCCCCGTGACCGGCAGCGACACCTTGACCGCCACCCTGGCCACCCAGCCTGCCAACCGAGTGCTCGCCGGTCCTACCAGCGGGGCGGATGCGGCCCCGACGATGCGGGCGCTCGTGGCTGCGGATCTGCCCGTAACTGGGATCACTCCGGGTAGCTATACCAATGTCAATGTCACGGTCGATGCTACAGGCCGCATCACCGCAATCAGCAATGGCACTGGTGGCGGGGGCAGTGCGGCACCCAACGCCTACGTTGTAGGCAACGTCATAATCGCCGCCGAGGGAGTGTATGGAACCGGAGCAGGCGTTAGCGGTGGAATAGCAACGCTGGTGCCATTCATTCCCAAGGTGACATGCACGGTCAATAGTTTGTCCGCCCGCGTTACAACTGGCGTCGCCAGCTCGCTCGTCCAGTTGATGATCTATGAGACTACAGGCAATAGCCCCCAGCCGACGAACTGCGTTGGTGCCACTGCAGCCACGCTGTCAGGCGCGACTGCGACCACGATCGAAGGGCCAGTTACTCCATTTACGCTAACTGCAGGCCGGATTTACTGGATGGTCAGCAACGCCAGTACGAACGGCGTTGTCTATGCGTCGCTGGTGGCTACATCGACATCAACGATGGCCCTGATTGGCGCGTCGTCTGCTGCCAACGCATTTGTTAGCGCGACCGGAACGACAGTCGCTTACACAACGCCAATTACATTTGGTACCACTCCTGGCCTGGCGGCGGCCACGCTCACCCCCTCTGCAGGCGCCAGGTCAACCCTGGTTGGATTTACAGTTGCCTCTATTCCATGAGCATTCTCTATACCCCGACCACAATTGTGGTCACTGACGACGCCTCGCCCAGCCGCCCGCCGCTGGTGCTGCCGCTGCCAGCGGAGTTCACTGCAGCAGCCATCGCGGCCATTGAGGCGGCGATCGCGGCCTATCTGCCCCCGCCTCCAGCCGAACCGGACTGGGCCGGGTTCCTTCGTCAGCTGCTGGACCATCCGGGGCTGGCAGCCGCCATGCTCGGGGCTGAGCAGCTGATCGCCGCCGAGCTGCCGACCGCAGCGCCGGCGCGGCGCGAGCAGTTGCTCGTGGCCTCCACCGTGCTCAGGGCGCTCCCTGCCGTGCTGGTGGCCGCTGCTGGCACCGGCGGGCCGGCACTGTTCCTCTCCGGCTGGCAGTCGCTGCAGGCCGCCAGCCTGGTCGATCCAGAGGTGGCCGCGGCCATCGCTGCCATGGCCTCGGCCCATGCGCTTCCGGCCGATGTCATCGCCGCATTGGAGGGCCAGCCGTGAGCAGCCGTCGCGAGCAGATCCTCGCCCACATGGCCGCGATCCTGGCCGGCACCGCCGGCATCGGCACCGTCTATCGGAGCCGAGCTGAGGCGTTCGGACGCGATGAGGCGCCGGCCATGCTGATCGAGCCGATCTCCGATCGCTGCCAGCCGATCTCCACCTGCCGCCTGAGCTGGACCATGGACGTCGCAGTAGTAATCCACACTCGCGGCAGCGTGCCAGACACCCTGGCCGACCCCATCCTGGTGTCGGCTCACAGCATCCTCATGGCTGACCGCACCCTGGGCGGCCTGGCCGTGGACATCGTTCCCACCATGGTGGATCCGCAGCGAGACAAGGCCGATCTCATAGCCCTATGGCAGGTGAATACATATCAGGTCACCTATCGCACGTCACAATCCAACCTGGAAACAGGTTGATACAATCTGGTTACTGAATGATCTCCATGCCTGATCCCGAGCCTCTACCACCACTGCCTCGCGAGGGCGGCACCTATGAGCTGGTCCACGGCGAATGGCAGCTGATGCAGCAGACATCCCTTGCGACTGCTGCAGATCCGATCATCACCCCTGAGGAGGATTGACAATGGCCCTATGGCGCAATCGACTGGGGCTCGTGAAAGCCGAGTCCACCTATGGCGTCAGTGCTGCGCCTGCGGCGACTGACGCGCTGCTGTTCACCCAGCTGGACATCAGTCCCCTGGCACTGGAGCTGGCCGAACGCGAGGCGATCCAGCCGTACATGGGCAATCGCCCCAGCATCGTGACTCAGCGATCTGTGCCAGTGAGGGCTACGGTCGAGCTCACTGGCAGCGGCACCGCTGGCACGGCGCCTCGATATGGTCCACTGCTAAAAGCTTGTGGCTTGAGTGAGGGGATTGTTACCAGCACCAGCGTAACCTATGCGCCGGTAAACTCCTTGTTCTCCAGTTATACCCTGGATTACTATGCGGACAATGCATCGCGTCAGGCGATCACTGGTATTCGCGGCACAGCAGAGCTGAGCCTATCTGCCGGAGAAGTGCCGACAATTGCCTTTGATCAGATGGGCTTGTTCGCTGCACCTACAGCGCTTGCCCGTCCAACTGAGACCTACACTGCGCAGGCATCTCCCGTAGCAGTGAATAGCGACAACACCACGAACGTTCTCGTGCACGGTCTATCAGCGTGCATGACGGCATTCAGCCTCAGCCTAGGCGTTGAGATGGTATTCGAGCAAAAGGCAGGATGTACTAGGCAGGTGAGGATTACGGATCGTAAACCGTCCGGCTCAATTACAATCGAGCTGCCAGATATTGGGACCAAAGACTTCATCGGTATTGCCAGCGCACAGACCACGGGCAGCCTGAGCTGGGTGCATGGCGGCACATCAGGAAACATTATCACGTTCTCAGCTAGCTCAGTCGCTTTTGACTCTCCGACATTTGAGGATGTTGATAGCGTTACTCATGTCACCCTGCCGTATCGGCTGCTAGGTGATAACACCTGGTCTATTGTCTACACCTAATCGCCATGTCTTTTGTACTGCAGCAGTCGGCTACCTTCTCGTGGCCGATTGTTATTCGTGAAGTCACCGATGGTGGCCGCATCAGAACTCATCAGTTCGAGGCGATCTATCGCCGGCTGCCAGCGTCACGAATGGAGGAACTGCAGCTCGCGTATCAGCGATTGAAATGTATCGCTGCGAGAGATGAAGAGATCGATCAGATCCCGACCCGAGAGATTGCGTCTGAGATCCTGGCCGGCTGGCGTGGTATCACCGAACCTGATGGGACGGAGATTGAGTACAGCGACGCGGCGAAGAATC